AAAGGGTTAGACCATGATTCGTACTTCTTCATGGTGATGTAACCTTCTTTGCAAAGTGAATCAGTAAAGTATGACCATTCTTCACGNTTTGCGATAGAATCGCCTTCCAATCTTGGATTTGACAGAGTGGTACACTTCCAGTTGTAACGGAATTGCTCCAGTGCTTGTGCTTTGGTGGTGCTTCGCATCGGTTGCTTTCCTTTGACTCTCTTAATATACACGATTTTGGGGTGAGATCAACCGGTACTAGACCAGTTCGTCAACTGGTTTGCTTTGGTTGGTGGTATGCTGTGCCATCCCTGCTGTGCTGTCTTGAGAACCCTGACCACCACTAGAGCAAAGACCTGTTTTTTGCATAATTCTATCGAGAACGGGTGTTACGTCATCCCCGACGCTCCCGATATGAAAAAAACACTAAGTATCATCCATGGTTCTCCATGAACTCATCCAAAGTGTAACCTTCTCCAGTTGATGTTTCTTCGATTAATTCTTCAACTGTGAGTGATTCCATGTCCTTTCGATATTCTTCTGGTGTTGGATCTTCTGGGTCATAGTCATCGTGGCAGAGATATTCCCACTCATGAACAAGTGCATCAATCAGTTGTTCTTTGCTGTAATTAGACATTCGCAAATCTACCTTTGTTGAAGTTAGCATATGAGAACTGTTCACGATTGACAAGTTTGAACATACCAAACTTATTGATCTTGACATAACCCTCGCCACCACATTGTTGACGACCGATATATGCTTTGGGTCCGTTATTACGCATCATAAACAACAGGTCATCTTTGATTGACTTGACTAATGACCACAAACGAAGCACATTGATATCGATTTCATTAGCAAACGCAAGCGCATCTAGCGTCAGTTCATCAATAACAAGACCCGCACGGATTACAGAATTTAGCTGTTGCTGAATCTGTTGCGATTGCTTGGGAGTAAGGAACTCACACATGTATGACATTTGTTTGGTAAATGCAACTATCTCATCGAAATCTTCATCAATCTCCCAGCAATCAGGTTGAACAAACTTACACGACTCGGTATCATCAAACATTGGAAAAACATCACCATCACTTACAACAAACGCATCCTTAAGTTCACCTGTAGTCGCATAGAATGTGTGTGGTGCGATGACAATGTTTTGATGGATTACTTCATCAAAGATGTAAGTAATCGTATTGGGGCAAAAAGTATCATCACCACCAAACCCAATAAAATCACCTTGAACAATCCCGTCGAAATCAGGAAGATAATCAAAGCAATGGTGTAGTATATCAGCAACATTGCCAGAATGATTCCGATCAATGTCACTATGACTTTCGTTAATCTTGATAAGTTTCTTATTAAAGACCGATTTTGTACCCACAAAGAATTGACCTGTCTGCGGATTCGTACCCCATACAATCGCAGGAGCGCCATCGATCTTCGTAGAGATTTCACCATCAGAAAGGAACCAATCAAGGACAGAAAGATCACCAGTCAGAATGGAATCTTCTGGGTGCTGGAGGTGTGTGTTTTTCATACTGATAGTATGGCACGGAACAAGGAGCAAATCAAGCGATAGTGGACAGTTCAATCAACTGTCACACAAAGACAGTGGTTGTAAATAATTGTAACAATCTATTGTGTTCTTCACTCGTTTGATCTTTAATTCTCTCACCTGGATTCAGTGAATCTCCCATGAGAATTGTACCTCCACCCAATCTTTTCTTGCATAGATCAACATTATCTCTCATAAGATCTATGCCATAGATGTCATTCAGTGCATCACTCTCAGTCATACTACTATGAAACAACACTTTGACCCATTTAACTGCAACCAAGAACTGACCATCACCACAAGCAGGATCAAGAACTGTTTTGCCTGGTGTAAACTTATCTACTCCACATTCACGAAGCATTCTTATCACCAAGTCAGTAGGAGTGAAGACCTCAGCTGTTATTTTGACTCTATATTCATCACGATTAATCTCACCCATGTAAGAGTGATCATCCATCCTATTCTTTACTTCACTCCACAATTTGTCTGACATACACTCTCTCTTGTTCTGTGATGTTAAAGAAGTCGAACACATCATCATCACTCATTCTACGATCAGTTGGTAAGTTTGGCAAGCGACGAAATACTTTTTCATTACCAAACCCAGACCATTTTGCAGTCTTAAAAATATATCGCATCAACAAACTATTCAGGTTGTGTGTTAGATTCTCTCCCGACTTAGTATCACTTACAACCACATAATATGCCATATCAGTACCACCCAAAACACCATCATCATAGAATGGTTTTGTATATCCACTGCGTGACCACATAACTTTCTTTTGTGATGCCCAATCTTGTCGAATTCTTGAATACCAAGTTTGCTTGTTTGTGTGTAGAATAGGATGAATATGTTCATCACTTTCAGTTTTGCTTACAATACCCGTGCCCCTCAGCAAATTCACGTTATGACAGGTGAATAATCATATTTTACATTTAAGTGCTCTTTTACATCAAACATTACCTTATTATGGACAGATAATGCGTTTTGTGATAGATCAATGGGCAAATAGAACACAGAGCCATCTATTTTGCAGTCAAATACGTTATCCTGAGTAACAACTTTAGTTTTTTCTGCATCGGGACGGTTGGAGACCATATAGTCAGCGAACGTGCTTCCCACTTCAGGAAAATAGGTTTTTGTATCTAAGTGCAGAAACTTCACTGCCTTAGACTTAAACAGTTGTAGAATCTTACTGGATGGTGATAAGAAACTACTGGGAGAAACCTGAAGTAAAATACCATCAGGTTTTAACCACTGATTAAATGTTTTGAGTGTAAAATCAATCCATAGCTTATGTTGAGTCTTCCCTCTCTTTGTTGTATCCTGAAACGGTGGATTTGTTGCGACTATATCAAATTGCATTTTTATATTGATCAATTTCTCCAAATTGAGAGATGTTCACCTTAAATGGTTCGTCTCCTTCATCATCAAAAGCGGGAGTATAATTGACTTGAAGTTTAGACCAAGCAGATTTATGAACTTCTTTAACCAAGTCCCACACTTTTTCTTTTTTATATCCAAGTTGATTATATGCAATTTGTAGAGTTTTTGCAACTGTCTTGCTTACTTTTTCATTAAAGTCGGTTCTTACTCTATCTACCTGAGAGGGTGTGTCTTTGCTTGTGTGCAAATTTAATACCAAATCTTGTCCATTATCAAAACACTCTAACAAAACTCTTCCATAATATGTTCCATTTGCAACAGGGTCATTGATGTTTACCAATCTAATATCAGATTTACTGTCTTGAGTTAATTTCCACTCATCATGTTGCTGATCGATTGTTTCCTTCGATTTCTTGCTAATCTTTCTACCAGATGCAACAAGAGTCATCATCCTATTGTAGATCTTTTTAGGAAAATTTTGAGGGGTCTTTTCATCACCCCATTGACCCAACCATATAGATTCGCTCTTAAAATACATTAAGAATGTATCAAAACTATAATCAAATTCTCCCGTCATAAGTTTTTGTTGACCGATGAACCAACCATCTCCTTTATTCATAACCTCTGCACATCTTTCAGAGAAAGCGATCCATGTCATCACTCTCTGTGCTTCACGACAATCTGATACAAATGCCTGATTTCTGAGTGCTATCTTCAGGTCTTCCTCGGAATACTTTTTATTCTTTTCAACTTTTCTCATTGGGTAAAGTTTTGCTCCCAACTTCTTATAGCACTTCAGTCTAGTTCTACCAGTTAAAAGTTTCCATTTTTTTGTCGCTGGATCCCAGTAACCATGAGCAGGTTCATGTTTATACAACAATCCAATATATTTTAGACTATTGAATAATTGGTTTTCGAGATCCTCATCTTTTGAGGTAAACACTGGATCAGTATCAACGTCGGGAGCAACATCATCAATGGGGATAAGTTCTACTTTACCCTTATCATTTTCATACTCAAGACCTAAAGCAAGATCCGGTGATTCTGGAAATTGAGTTACATCAATTGGTCCATCAATAGGAGTTTTCATTGTTTTTTCAAAGTTGTTTCAATTGTACCATTTATATACGAATCTTTCAAATGAGTTTGAAAGATTCATTAACAAATCAACACACTCCCGCTGCCTTAAAGTCGATGAAAGTGTTAATAGACGTGGCAAACTCTTTACTTTTTTGTGGTCTACGTTCCTGATAGTACAACAAAGTTCCAGCATCTTTTCCCTTCTTCCCTTTGCCTTTCCGACTGAAGTAAGGTTTTTGACCATCCCAAGGTTCTACACTTTTTTGATTTCCCCACCAACAACCATTGATGTTAAATGTAAAAGGAATACTCCAAGATATGATCTCACCGTCACTATCAGAAAAAGCAAATTGAATCGATTGACCATTTACTTTATATGTAAGTTTAGATTCATCCGAACTCACTCTTTTAAGAATATCCATATACTTAGGATTATTCAAGGACAACAGATAACCATCAGGACTGAGGATCAGCAATTCCTCTGCTGCATCAAGACCCGTCATTTTCTTGACTCGCTCAGTTACCTTATCCTTTCCGATAATATCAAGTGCTTTTGCCATCAACAATGAAATTTCTTTACCATATTGTTTACGGTCGTTGTCCAGTTGTTCCTCAATGTTGTAGTAAAAACGTGCTTCATCTCCATAAACGTAAAACTTCTTCACTTTAGCATTTATCTCATCCATGCGATGATATATGGGGAGAAGTTCTTCATATCCCAGTTC